CTAATATGGGTAAGCTAAGATCTTCCTATTCAAAGGAGGATTTCGATGCCCCATATTTCGATGATATTGACTTCAGTCAAGTCATCGAAACATTCGATTGCGATATTCGCATTCGAACTTACTGGCAGACGTCGCCCTATACGTGCTTGTGTGCACTGTATAGGTATTGGTCTGCAGCTATGTCTCAGTTGAGCGCAAGAGAACGCAAGTTCTTTTTTGCTCTTGAGAAAGTCGGGCTAACGCCTGACCCTAGCATAGCTTGGAATGCGATACCTCTGAGTTTCGTCACTGATTGGGTTTTCCCAACTGGTGAGTGGCTTAGGCAGCGTCGCATCCCGCTTGTTGACATGAACGTAACTATTGATGGGGTCGGCATTGGTGCCGCCTCTACCGTGATACGTACAGTTGAGTTGAAGGAGAAGACTCCTGCGACAGGTCCCGTATGGGTTCCTGTTACTCAATTCACTTGGCACTGTCATGATCGCATGGCGCTGACTCTTGAGTCACTGCCCATGACGTCCTTGCAGTTCGGCGATTTAACTCTAAGAAAAGCCCTTTCGGGCGCTTCATTGTTATTTCAAGCCTATCTGGCGAAGGGTCGTAAACGCTAGTTATTACTAGCATAACATCAAACCCAGCTTAATAGCATGTTTGACAATACGTTAACCGTACTAAGCGGAGGTTTTCCCTCCGTGTCGATTGCCGATACTGATGATGGACGTACTGTTCGCCGATATAATGTCGGCGGCGGTCACTTTAAAGAAATCGTTATCTCCAGACAGGAGAGTAACGAAAATAAAGTGGTCCTCACAGATCGGTATTTGGTACAATTCAATTGGTTGCAGCCTTATGAGGCTGACCCGTTGAAAACCATCCGCACATCCGCCAGTCTTGTCATCGCGTACCCACGCGTTGGCACTATTGACGATTCGGACGTGAAAAACATGGTGCTGTCGCTATTCTCCTTCTTAGGAGGAGCGATTGCAGCCGGTGAAGTCACGGCCCTGAACTCAAACTTGACACGTATATTTAATGGTGAGACCTGAGGGTCGTTACCAGATTACGTGTCCACGGGATAAGAACTTGGCCCTCTCCCTATAAGGAAAGGATTCTCCAAGTGGGGCATAGCCCCGTTATCTGACACCGCGCCCAGTAATGGGTGGCCGAGATAGGTTTATATAAACCTATCTCGGTTTGGAGTTGTTGTGTGGATCGACTTGGTCGTACGAAGGCTTAAAACCCTCTACGATTAACGAGTTCCGTTGCAAGCAGATGCAAATTAATAGCTTGGTATAAACCAAACTACGTAGATAACCACGAAAATAAAATCCATGGGTAATACCTATCATGGCGCTTATATGAAGCGCTTGTTTGAATGCATCGCTTGCGATGTAGCTGAGAAGTATCAGATCACAATGTCGTTAGAGTGGCGCCGAGAACTCGGCGCTATATTTAGCGATAGAGCAATACAGTTTTTGACTGTAGAGCTACCCTCTTGTTGCAAGACGCTCGAAAAGAGTATCTTGTTTCCAGGAGAGTTGGAAGTTGCACCATCATGGGGGTTTCTTAAATTCCTCTATGAACGGTTCAACCTAACTGGTGACCCAGCTATGTTGCGAGACATCAGACAGCTATCATATTTATTTTATAAATATGAATTACCATACGATAAAGACCTTGAAAACAAGGTTCTCGATTCGTTTATTGAGGTCGATCTCAAACTCCCGAAAGAGTTTGATTCGAAAGATCCTGTTCTGCGCAAGGCACGTGCGTTTATCGCACGAGTCTTGGGCAACCTCGATTATAGGGATATCTTCCCTAAACACGGTCCTGGAGCAGTTGCTACAGGAGAGCGTGTTCAGCAAAAGTCCGTTTTTAAACGGATTTATCGGCAGATTGAAACCGTTTACCCACATTGTGAGTATTATAGGTTTAATCTATCGCATGTTGCTGATCGTGTGCAGGAGATCCAAGAAATGACTGTCTTGGAGGATGGTGCGGCAAAGGTCGTACTTGTCCCAAAGGACAGTCGTGGACCTCGATTAATATCGTGCGAACCCCTCGAGTATCAGTGGATCCAGCAAGGCATCAGTCAGAAATTGACTGATCGCCTAGAAGCTCACCCTCTAACCAAAGGTCACGTGAATTTCACGGATCAAACGGTAAATAGAGAGTTGGCTTTGCAGGGTTCACGGGATAATTCGTGGGCAACGCTAGATATGAAGGAAGCGAGCGACCGCGTGTCCGTAGCACTCGTAAAAGAGTGTTTTGCGGGCACAGGGCTCTTGGAAGCCTTGTTGGCAACCAGGACGCCTCGGACGCTCCTACCAAATGGGAGGCTAGTGCAAATGAACAAGTTCGCGCCAATGGGTTCAGCTTTATGCTTTCCCGTGGAGTCGTTTGTTTTCTACGCGCTGGCCATAGCTAGTCTGGAAATATACGGTAAGCTAAGCCCTAAAAAGGCCCGCGAAGCTGTATATGTCTACGGTGATGATATAATTGTACGGAAGGGGTTAGAATCCTTTCTGTTCGAGGTGTTTCCTAGGTTTGGACTTATGTTCAACCTTGGGAAGTGCTGTTATACAGATACTCACTTTCGTGAGTCCTGTGGCATGGACGCCTACAAAGGCGTTGATGTTACGCCGGTTAAACTCCGGTCTGTATGGTCATCATCTAGCCCTACTGCCCTTGCTAGTTTTGTCTCGTATCATAACGAGCTTAGCTATCGAGGATATCCGAAGGTGGCAGCAATGATTAAAGGGTTTATAGAAGCCCATTATCCAAAACTGCCTGTTACCAGTCAATACGCTCCGACCTCCTCACGGTGGTTAGAACGGCTTGACATAGAGCATCCTTATGCTCTTATGTGGTACACTCCGGGCGTGAACGCAGTGACTCAGAATAAGTATGCCTTTGACCGCCGTTACAATACGGCGTATCAGAGGTACGAACTTCTGTCTCACACTATCCGGCCAAAGCGAGTGAAAACTTGCAATGACGGATGGGAAGAACTACTTCGCAAAGTAATGACTTGCGATGTGCGTTCACGGGTAGGTGTCTACTCGTTACCGCGTCGAGTTGAACTCAAACGCGGATGGGTCGCTGAACCTTTGTAAGGTTCAGTGATAATCT